ATCAGCGATCAAAAGACCGTCAATGGTCACTATCTTCTCGTTATGGTTTACACTTTGGCCCACGATCTCAGCACCGGGGGTATGCAGCGAACTGGACACCTTCCACGTTGCTGGGAACTGAGCACTCTTCAAGACTGTTTGCTCACATTGCTGTGAGTGTCGGACTATACCTTTACCCAGTGAATAGCACGTTGCATACGGTCAGGATCGTCTTTCAATAACCCGATAGCCGTATTACAATTCGTACATAAAAGCCCTCGTACTCTTCCTGTCTCATGGCAATGATCCACAGCAAACGCTTTATACCTACGAGAACGGAGACGTTTTAAGCAAATACCGCAGCGTCCTTTCTGTGCCTTGTGCATTCTCATGTAGTCGCTTTGGGATACACCCAAGGTTCTTTCTCTATTTCGGATGATCCTTCAAGCCTTGCAAGTTTTATCACGTCTGCCAGTTTGCCGATCTTTGACATAATACTCTTCGATGGGCTTCAGCGTCTCACAAACGCTGCACTGAATATCCACTCGTCTAGTCTCTGCACCTTCGGGCGTTACAGCCTCGTCTTGGCTCAGGATTGCCCTCGTGGGGTTTCCCTGAATTTGGGTGGATTTTAATCCGGCAAGAGTTTTCATAATGATTTACCGGATGAAATGGTGCGAACGAGATGCTTGTCCAACGAGACAGCAGCAGTTTCAAAAGCGGTCAGAACTTCGCCACCGAAAACCTTGAGAAACAATGCAGTCTTATCTTGACCAGCATTAATAGCACCAATGCGATGTACTGTTGCATCAGCCATTTAGATAGGCTCCTTTATCTAGGTAGGATAGTTATTAGGAGGAGGGTTCTTACGGAGCGGTAATGGTCATCACGCAGTCGCCACCTGTGACAGTCTCACCATTGATGGTAAGGTTGCCGATAGTAGCGGTAGCGGTTTCCGTATCCAACCAATCATTAGCATCACCCATGATGGTGACTTTCGCACGACCATCTGTGAAGGTCAGCGTGGTAGCGTGGTCGGTATTACCGTCCTTAACGGTAGCTGTGCCAGCGGAGGAGGTATCAGCTATGGTCAGGGTATTAGCGTATGCGCCATTGACCCATTCCATGACGTTACCAGCAGAGTCTTCAATCCAGACATCAAACGTGAATTCCCAAGCCTCACTAGTCGGGGCTTGATCAGTCGAGTCAGCGTCTTTACCAAAAGACATCTGTCCAGCAACGGAGATAGTCCTCGCAAGCTGATCGAACTTTGCAGTCCGAAGGTCAGGACCACCAAGAATAAACTCGATCATGGTGGTTTCGCCTGCCGAAACAGCACCTAGAGCGAACCCAAAGAAGTCGCCTGAATAATCTTTGGAGAGGACACCGTTAGCATCAACATACAGTTTGTCACCAACCGCTACAGCAGAGTTGCCTTCAGCGTTGGTTGCGGTGACGTTCATGAAGAACTTGCCAGAGAAGTACGCTATTCCACGAGCACTGTTAGGAATGTCCTGCATAACCACCATAGGCAGTTTTGAGGTTCCAAACAGAATGCACTGACCGGGAGTGTAAGCACTACCTGAACTGTTTGTAATTTCTGTCGAGCGTCCATCCCCACGATAAGTTTCACCAGACATCCACATATTAGTTTTCTCCTTGTGGGTTGGGGTTGGGGTTAGTCCTCCTAGGTCGAGGTTCTCCGTTGGCTTATCCTACCTTCTGCATTAAGTTGTCCGTCCTCAAACGGGCTTACGCTTGATAGAATGAAGTTAAAAGGAGGGGGCAAGGCTGGAGAGGAGGTGGCTCCAGCCCTGCCGGGGAGAGGAGGGTTGGAGGGGAGTTGTTAATTACCAATCAAAATTGGCATTTGCCAACTTCCTCTGTACCTCAGCCCGAAATGCCGGATCTTTGGCGTATCGGGGGTCTTTCATATCGGACAGCATTTGTTCTTTAGATTGATATGCGTCCGAAGTATTTGCTTGTGCATCAGGCTTCAAGAAGTCGCCTTCAGTTCCCATAGCACCATCATACTTCGCCTTGAGTCCAGCTATGGCAAACTTAGCTTGTTCTTGGCCTGACGTTAAGGCAGCGTCATAAGCATCCTGCTCGGCTTGGCTCAGGTTAGTAGCAGCCCATGTAACCATCTTACCGTAGGCTTCCTCACCACCTACCATGCCTTGCAGTTCTGCGATCTGTGCGTTGGCCTGAGCTTCCGCACCTTTGATGAACATATCCACAGCTTCCTTGGGGATGCCAGCGTCTTCCAGCGTCTTCATGGTGTCGTCTGACAGCTTGCCGTCTCTGGCAAACTCCTCTACGGCTGCGTTATAGTCGAAGGACTTTGACGTGGGGGGAGGCTCCTCACCTTCTGCCGGGGGATCACCTTCTGCCGGGGGGTCTTCCGGGGGAGCACTCATTTTCTTCTCAAGCTCAGTGTATCCCTTCAGCAGTCCCTCAACGTCAACCTTTCCATCGTTCCAGAACTTCTCAGGAACATGGTCAGGACGCTCGTCTACTTCGTCATTGACGATGTTCTCTGTCGCAGGAGATTCCTGCGCTTTGTCGAACTTCTCAACAGACGCAGCGTCTATCTGTTCCTGAGTCAGAGGACTTTCCTCTGGTGCTTCTGAAGTTATGCCATCACCCTCTTCCGGGGTGTAGGCTTCTTGTCTTGCTTCTGTCATTGTCTCCCTCCTAGCGATAGACTATTGTTACACCGTCAGCACCCTTCTTAATGCCACGGTAAGGCAGACCTTTCTCGTCTTTCTTGATCTTGCCTTCATCCTTGGTTACATCGAAGTCCTCAATAGTCTCTTCGACCTTCTTCTTGTCTTTTTCAACCATGCTATTCCTTTCCTTTCCCCATCTGGTCTTTGATTATTGGGCCTGCCTGCTTGATTACTTCAGGAATCAGTGACTCCATCTGAGCCTGCCGCTGAGCAGCTTCTCTGGCTTGTTGCACTTCTTCCTCTGACCTTATCAGTCCCTCAATGTCTACGCCTAGGTTAGTAGCGGTCTTCTGAATGTACTCACCCATCTTGAGATACTGAGCGAGGACTTCGGGGCCGAATGGGGTAAGGTGCTGAAGTAATAGGTCGAGCTTGTCTTGCTCATGCTTACGACCTAAAGCCTGCATACCAGTTATGATCTTGACTTGCATTTCCTTCTCAGGAAGTGCCGGGAGCTTCCCTGCCTTGGTCATTCTGTTCTTGATAGCCTTGAGCAAGGGCAACTGAAACTCTTGCGAGAGGAGCGAATACGCACCACCTAGACTATCCTCAAGCTCACCAGCCATCATCTGAATCTCAGTAGCTGTCACCCGTTCTCCCTTCCTCTGTACGGATGAATTGAGCATGAATGCAAACGAAAGTCTCCTGTCTAGCATTGTGATTGTGTCGAGTGCGATCTTGAAGTCCCCGTACTTCTCCATTTGGAGGACGGACACGTCATCGGCTCGACCTGTTTTGACATCACCCGACTCAGCGGATACGATGTCCTTCTGCTTCGTAGTTGAATTGGGGGCGACCAGAAACAGTACCTTTGCAGCAGCAGCAGATCCCTGAACGATGGACTTCATGAGTCCCTCTAGGGAGATTAGGTCACCAAGATACTCCTCGACTAAGCCACGTCCATAGTCTTCACCGTCTAGCTTGGCCCAACGGAGGGCAATGAAGGGACTCTTCTCGACAGGGAACTTGCCGTAGCTTCCCGGTACGGTATAGCCATTAAGCTCCTGAGTAGCTTCAAAGTACTTACCGTTGCGTCTTATATGGGTGTAGACATCGACAGGCTCGTCCCGTTTCTTTTGGTCGTGCAGATAACTAGGCATCTTGCAAGCGTCCAAAATTTCCGGGGGGATTGAGCCAGGAGATATTTTCTCGTTGATAACAATTTCCAATACTGCACCTTCGGGATCACGCTTGACACAGTATTGCCACATTTGAAAGACACGCATCCCACCTTCTTTTGGAAGGTGAATGAGGACGTTCCCACCAACTAAAAGATGCTTCAGTGCTTCAAAGGTACTAACTCTAACATCGGACGCATCAATGTCATCCATGATTGTCCGTTCCATCTTAGCCAAAGCACTCTCGACTTTAGTCTTCGCCTCTTCACCTTGCTCAGCTACGAGCATATCAAGGAAAGCATCTTCTATTTGTAGCTGAAAGAATGGGGCATTGGGGGGCAACATAGTAAGCAATAACTTGGATGATAGATTGTTTACTCCTCTAGCTCCTAGGGATTGATAAGGAGTCGGTAAAGGTGAGTTGCTATTGTGTCCTTGTGGGGGTATGAGCGTGGGGATTGTCAGCCTAGAACAGTCCCTTGCTCGTCTGAGAAATGGTTCCCTAAATGTTACTAACTTCTTGTACCGTTTACTGACAGCACCGGGGCCGACAGTACTCATGTGATAGATTCTCCTTTAGTAAGAAACGCCAAGACCTGCACCACCACCACCACCACCGGGCGCACCAAGTTCCTTGCGCTTCTTCTTCTTAGCGATAGTCATGTCAGCGGTCTTCCTTGGGCCTGAAGCAATGTTTGGTTTGTCGTCATCACCTGCGCCGGCAGCCGGGGCATCAGCAGGCTGTTCAGGAGGAGGTGCAGGAGCAGGATACTTAAAGCCGTACTCTTCCATTGCTTTTCTGTCACCACGTTGGTAGGCTTCAGCACCCTTGTAATTCCTCTTTGATCTACCACGCCCTAACCAATGAGCTCCGTAGTCTGCAAAGCCTTCAGTTTTGTATGCGGTCTTTCGGTAGATTCCATCCTCGCCAAGTTCTTCTTTGTACGAGACTTCGTAACCTTTGGCTGGTTCCCAATACATAGAACCCCAACCTGTTTTTGACCGCTGCTGGAACTTCTTGCCGTCTCGCCACTGGACACCAGTTTCGCCAGCTAGGATAGATCTGACTTGGTTGTCCCAATCTTCCTGACTCCATTTGGAGCCTCGAGCTTTAGCTGCGCTGGAGATGTTATTCGCATTGAAAGACGTGCCGTGTCGTTCCCAATAGGCGTAGTTTGAGGCTGCTTTCTTGTTTCTGGTCTTATACCAAGCTGAGATAGCAGCAGCGTGTTTACCGAAACTCGCAAAGGGATTGTAAGGTGCACGAATGTTGGGATTTGTTTCATAAATATTGGCTCTTATCATCGCTGTCTTCTCCTTTAAGCGTTGAGTCCTCCACCAGCACCAGTGTTAGACGTGCCACCCATTTGGTTTTGTTTCTTTATAGTAAGCTGAGTGCGCCCCGTCCTTTTCTCTGCTGTCTTTTCGGGGGCTGCTTGAATGGCTTCTTTGGTTTCTGGAGGTGGAGGAGGAGGAGGTAGGGGAGCCGGGGGCGGTGCTGGTTCCGGGTCAGGCACGTTGGGGCTTCCACACATAGGTCTACTCCTTCTTGTTTAGAATTGGTAATGACTCCTCAGAGTCGGACAATGAGACTAGGAG